CGAGCTGAAGCGTGCCAACTGCGAGATTGGCAAGGATACCATTAGATGCTGTGATCGCACCGGCGGCAATATTGCCGCCGGTTATAGTCGTGGCGGCAATATTTGAACCAGTAATGGTACCAGAAGCAATACGCGTTGCTGTTATAGTTGATGCTGCGATCTGCTGTGCTGTTATGGTTCCCCCCGCGATCTGCGATGCTGTTATGGTTCCCCCCGCGATCTGCGATGCTGTTATGGTTCCCGCCGCGATTTGGGCCGCGGTTATAGTGTTGGCAGCAATCTGAGAAGCTGTAATTGTATTGGCAGCAATCTGTGCTGCGGTAACAGCATTGGCAGCAATCGCTCCAGTGGTAACAGCATTGGCACCGATTTGGGTTGATGTAATCGTACCAGTAATATTAACAGCAGGTACCGCTGCTACCCAAGTGCCTGATGTATAAACATAAAGCTGACCATCGGTAGTGTTTGCAAAAAATTGTCCAGATGTTCCACTACCAGGTAACGTGGCTCCAGTCTGAACTCCAACTGGCAACCAAGCAGAACCGTTGTAAGAATAGAGTGTGTTGTTGGACGTGTCGTAGAATGTTTCGCCTGTTGTACCACTTCCAGGCAACGTAGATCCACTAGGCACGCCGCCTATAGTAGGTATGATACCAGTGTATGCAGATAGATTCAAGCCAGTACCAGCAAAACTTTTACCAAATACGTCATAAGCTGCAATGACGTAATAGTATTCTGTGCCAGCCGTCAATCCATTATCGACGTATGAAGTAGATGCTGTGTCACAAACTAAACTGGTAGAACTTAATGTGAATGTATTGTAAGTACCTCTCCACACCAAATATCCTACTAGATCAGGATTCGTGTCAGGGTTCCAAGTAATTGAATTACCAAGAACGCCACCTACGGTTTGAATATTACTAACTGTTGCAGGTGCTGGATTATCAAAGGTCGCAGAAACACCACCTGTTAAATTGTTCAAGGTATCGATATTTTTGATTTGCACAATAAATTTACGGCCTGCACCATCTGCTTGATTCATAGCAAAGGTATAAGTGTAATTTTGTGATGCACCACCATTTACGGGAGGTAACACAACGGTTCTCATAACCGCAGATGTGCTATAATTGATAAATTTAATTTGTGTATTCTTCAGCAACCCCTGATTTGAAGATGGATTAGTGAAGGTAAAATTACAGTCCTGATTAACGAATGTTGTACCACCTCCAACTATTGTCAGACCTGTCATGTCAAAGAGACCTGTCGAAGTAGCTGTACCACCTCCAGTATTCAGCACATATTGACCACTTAATCCAGTTGATACGGTATTAGCGGTATTCAAGGCGTAGACAATGGCGCTATAAGTTCCATCAACGATGTTTGGAATTGTAAAAGACGTTATTTGCTGCTTCGCACTGGTAGTGAATGGTTGGCCATTGTAACTCCATTTAATCACATAACCCGATACTTGTGCATTCGTTGGGGCAGTCCATGACACAATCACATTGTATTGCAACTGGTTATTAGTTGGATTAACGTAATGTGATGGAGTAAACACTAAATTGGTTGGATTTGCAATTGTATTCAGCGTGGGCTGAGTATAGACCGCAGGAGTATTTACATATCCTTCTTCAATTGTAGCATAATTCGTGTTAAAGTATAATTGAGCAATAACGCTCACAACCTTAGTTGGACCATCAATTTTCAAATCGATGATTCTAAATTGTCTTGGACTTATTGCTGAATTAATCAAATATGGACAATATTGAACAGGCGTTTCGGACCAAGCAGCGCTAATCGTTAATGTTTGATATGTACCTGCTGAATTGGTGATGTTACGTGTTTCGTAAGTCACACCATCTTGCAATAATACAGAAATAGTTGGAGATGATCCACTAATAACAACAGGCTTATCTAAGGTGACCGTTGTGCTTGTTGCTGACAATATAGTGCCTGCACCTGCCTGTTCAGTATAATCTTCGTCATAAAGATCGAATACATCATACAGGTTGTAAGTCAATCCAAGCAGACCTGTCTGAAATTGTACAGTATCAGTTTGATGCTCATTACTGTAGATCCACCATTTAGCTGCACGAATAGCTTGAGATTCAGTCGTAGCACCAAAAGCTGCCAAGTCGTATTCGAGGTACCCATATCTTGCAACACCAACCGGATCTTGTACGGATGTCACTGTTGGTAAATATCTTACATCAGATGCATTTGACCAAGTTGCATTAACTACCGTTGTGCGAGAAGTTAATGATGAGCCAACATAATTGAAATAAGACCCATCTTCTTGACAAATTGCAGTACTCTTGTTGACAAGGTACATTGAATCAGTTGGTCTATCTTGGAATAAGGTGACAAGTCCATTCACTTCTCCAAGAACTGCGTTCATCATCCCCGCTACATTTTGTAACGTAGTGAGCATGTCTTGTCTATTTTGAAGTGGTGCATTGAAGGTGAAGCGCGGTTCTGTACCTCCATTGCCATTTGGAACCAAACCATTATTAAACACCGAAGCATTGTAGAAAGAATATTTGTCTACGTTTGCTGCAGTGATACCATACAAATAACAACCGTAATTTTCATTTGTTAGCATGTCATACAAGATCCAAGCAGGATCATCTGTCACACCGGTAGTGAAGTTACCATCCCAAAGACCTGTAAAAGTCCAAGTTGCTGGATCATAATTATCAGGAATCTGAATACCAGCATTTTGAACCAAGAAAGCAAATGTAGGGACTGAATTGCTCATTGATCCAAGATTGGATGCGTCAATTGCTAATCCGCAGTAGGCTACCCCGTCATACGGTAATGATATTTGCTCACATTCTTCAATTGATGATACCACAATGTCACTTTTTTGAACCAAAGTATCATTGTCAGGAGTTTGTCTGGAAATGCGGATATCCCAAATAGATCCAGCCGCATCGGTCGGTCGATTTACGAGATAAGAAGCAACGTTTGATTGACTCAACATCGCAGAATAATTCTGTGTTATCTGATTGGTCCAACTCGTATCCCCCGTCGCTTTAGTGTCAATAGTGAATTGCACATTCCAACCAGTTACATTTCCAGATCCATCTGTTTGAAATAAGCCTTGTGGAAATTCGATGTTGACATAGGCAAAATCAACCAAAGCGGTCGAAGTAGTATAGATAACTGGAGCAGCCGGGCCTTCTGTGCCGCCGCCTCCAAATACTTGGACTCCAACTGTAATTACATTTGACGCTGATGGAAAAGCAGGAGTAGTCATCACAGACTGACTTGATTCGCCAGACCTATATTCATATAAGGTGTTACCTAAGTTGTAGGTACCATCGATATTTTGTAGAGGAACATTGTTGACGAAAATTGATTGACCAGGATAGACATAATCTACACCATCTTGATAAAGATTAAGTGGTCCTTCACCCAACAAATGTAGCGCTTGTACAATTTCATTTGTAGTAAATGAATCAGCAGCAATAGAGCCACCGCCTCCTGATGATTTGCCACCGCCTGCACCCTTCGTATTCTGTATTTTCTTTGTCATTATGTTACCGTTCCTGTACGAGCACTTGATTGAGTTGTTGCACCATTTGCATTTGTTGCTGTTACTTCAATGGTCAATGTATGACCATTATCACTTGGTTGAATAGTATAGGATGAGCTAGTAGCATCAGATATAGCACCCGTACTAGAATTATACCATTGATAAGTAAAAACTGCTGCTCCATTCCATGTACCTGAAGTCGCGGTTAATACCTGACCAACAACTGCTGATCCTGTGATAAGTGGCACACTAACTTCGCCGGGGCCATTGCCAAGAGCCACGTTATAATATTCGATGGCTGTTGAAATAATGGTCGATCCCACAAGTACCTTTTTACCATAGACAATCGGTATTGGGCCACCTTGCGCGGTTGAATTAACAGGTCCACTAAATACCGTCGTTCTTTGACCTGGACCATTTTTCGTATCAATTTTAGCTGCAAGATGCGCGGCAACAATTGCAATAATGATTTCAATTACGATTGAGATAACTATGTTCCAGGCACCACAGGTATTAGGAATCACGTGGATATCCGTGTTCTTTCCAAATCCAAATCCTTCACCAAAATCTTCAATTGTGTCAGTTCCATATCCACCAACAACCTTCAATTTTGACGTTCTAAGTTCATAATCCAATTTAGGAGAAAAGGAACGCAGAGCTGCAACTAACATTGGAATGTTGTCTGCATCATATTTTAATACTTCATGTCCTGCAACCTTTCCTAAGTTGCCATGAAGATGTATATTTCTGATCATTTATTGAATCTCACTAAATATTTTGCTCTTTTTGACCATACATCCCATCTTGCATGTTCAGGATATCTTTCTACAAATTGATGCAAAATTTGGTTTTGCCCAGAAATGACACCTAAATGATTTACCACAGTTTGTCCGATAGCAAACACGGCAATATCTCCAATATGCGCGTCTGCGACATTATGGATAGTAGCAAATGGAATTGTCTGAATGCCTTCTTCAATTGTATTTTGTCCTTTTAACCAGAAACCAAATTCGCGTGTAAAATTAGGAGCAATAATTTTGGTATGATCTCTATGCCAATCTCTAACACAAGTATAGCAATCTGCCGTAAACCAACTGAACTCACGTTTATCGAACGGTTTCATTTCATCTTCAAGCCATTCAAATCTACTAATACCTTCTCCATCAGTTGCCACAATTCCCCAAGGCACGTTGTCATTCATCCAGGATTCCTGGTCTGTAACACTTGCCCAAACAGGATGATAGTGGTCTTCTCTGAACTTTTTGCTGTCGGCAAGCTTGTATGGATGTGAATGCAAGATACATTGAATTGGTGCAATTTTCTCAAGTTCAAAACGTTCTGACCCATCAATTTCGAATTGATGTAAAGGATCTTCACTTACATTCTTCATTGGAATATAGACATCATTTTGTACAATTCCACAAGCTTCTTCAGGATAGCACTTAAGTACGTGATCCTTAAAAGCTTCTATTGTTTCATGGTTGAGTAACATAAATTAGTCCTTAGTATTGTGATTGGTATGGTTGAGTACCAGGAAAATAGATATTATTTGTGATAGTTATAGTTACTCCAG